TAAACAAATTTTTTTAATAACTATTTTATCTGTACATTAGAATTATGGAAAAAAATAAATGTTGTCTTTGTAATGTAGAGTTTGAGGGATGGGGTCACAACCCCGAGCCTCTGTCTAGTTGGGGATCTTGTTGTAACAAGTGTAATAATCGTGTTATAGAATACAGGATCTACCAAATGGAGAAAGCTACCGAATAGCATACTTGCCGTAATTCGGTCTTGATAGCTTGTTATAGGTTGCGTATCTCAATGCGTCTAAACTATGATTAAAGGCATCGACCGGTGTATTAAGTACATTACCATTCTTGTCTTCTTTCCACTTGTAGTTTCTAAATTCCTTTATTGTGTTTGCACTATTCTTAGTGACAAATAATGTGTATCTCTTTAGCATATCGATCCCGATGTTAATTGAATCTCTTCCTTTAGTTGCCGGTTTAATATTCCATCCGAACTTATAAATCTCATCTATGCTTTTCGGTTCTGCTGAATCTGCAAAGATCTCAGACCTTCGATTAATTCCTAATGACTCTAATTGCTTTGCAATATCTCTATTGGTTAATCCGGTTCGATATATCAACTCCTCGAAATAAAGGCTCATATCCTTTCTGTAGACTCCAATTAATGTTGTTGGATCATTTGTATATCCGAAGTCCATACCGTAGCTTAAAAACTCTGCTTCTAATGGTATAGCATCTACAAGGTTAGATCTAAAGATTAAACTTTTACCAACGCCAACTTGACCTAATCCATATATGTTCCAATATTGTTCATCTGTGTCTTTTAGTCTAAGGATCTCTTTTTTGATCTCCGGATCTAAGAAAGGATTATTTTTATAGGTAGTGATATGAAACTCCGCATCTTCTCTAGTCTTTACCTTTTCATATATCCAATGGAACTCGTCACTAGGGTTGTAGTCTATTATAATGCGATCTTTTGTACGGAATACTAATTGTTGCCAATCTTCCCAATGTAACTCATTAGCCTCATTAATAAATAGTAAATCTCGTTTTCTACCACGTACCTTTTGCGGTTGATCTAAAGATATAAATTCAATAAGGTTTCCATTTAGCCTGTATTCGGCACTTGACTTATTGTGTAACGTCTCATCGTACAATTCGTAGGATCTAAGTATCTCAATAAAATCTCTCATCGCAGAGGTTCTTAAAGATGGATATGTCTTCCTAGCTACTGATATGGTTTTCTTTGTGTTCTTTAAAGCATACCCAAATATAATCCATAGCAATATGTTATAAGTTTTGCCGGATCTAGTACCACCTTGCTCGATGATAATTCGTTTATCAGTTTGCTCTAGGTGTCTAAATACTACATTAGTCTGTAGTTTCTTCATCTATGATTTCTACTCGGAAATGATTATTCGTTCCCATATCAAGCTCTTGTCTTTCTACATATCCCCTATGCTTCGCCTTAGACTTTAAATAAAACATAATAGAAGCTTCTTTTTTATCTGAGATGTTCTCGAATAGCTTAGACTCAACAAAATCGATTGTAGCCTCTATAATCTCCTTAGAAGCTTTATCATAATCTGCATCCTCTTTTTGCCATCTATAATGAGTCTGTCTAGATATCCCGATTTTTCTACAAGCTACTGAAACAATTCCTAAAGAGTTTTCTAGAGCTTCTAGCATACTTGTTTTAATCTTATCGAATGCCGGTTCTTTTTCCTCTTTTTTTATAGTGTCACTTTTGTCACTCATTTTTTATCTTTTATTATTGTAAAATTCTTTTGGTTTGGATAGTAAATCATTATCTCTTGATCGTTTGCACTTCCAAATCTTTTAACTCTTCCTCCATATCTTACCTCTCCTTTTATATCTCTAATAGGAGCATAAATAATACCATCTAAACAATCCCATAATATGATTCCTGTTTTACCGAAAAGATATTTAGAATCAGATTGGTCTTGAAGCTTTGCAACTTTTCTTAAAGCTACCGGTAATGGAAAGGCATCTTCAATATATTTATTTCTGCCTTTAACTTCTACAACTGCAACTTTATTATCATCTTTTAATATTACAAAATCAATATCGTTATGTCCTAGCTTTTTATAAGTTAGATTGTATTTGCTTTTATGTTGAATTAATTTTTCAATTGCTTTTGTTTCTCGATCAATATCTTTTTGTGTCTCAAACCTCATATCCCTTTTTTATAATTAATGCAAATCCTAAGATAAGTAACATAAAACTAAATATGTTTATGTGTGGCTCTCCGCAAACTCCGGTTATGTGTTCTATCATTGTATGTCTTTTTTATCTAATTCAAACTCTTCAAAACAATGTGGACAAGTTACAATTGCTTTATCTGCTCTCTCCTCATCTTTAAACTTATTGTCCATTTGATGTTGTTGTTTCTCAAACTCTTCTTGAGAGGTATTGGTAATGTTATATCCTACCGAATCATCTAGCCAAGAATCTAGGTTTATGTTTTGGAAGTAACCTTGCATATCTATATTGTTACCGATCTCTCTAAGCTCGATCATTAACTCATCGTTATCCCATATGGTAAGCTCGTGAGTTTTATTGTCGGCTATCCGGTACTCTTTAGCTTTCTGCTCACTTAGATCTGCCACTACGCAATCGATCTCTTTATATCCTAATTGCATTAGAGCTTTGTATCTAGCGTGTCCGGTTATTATGACATTTTTTGTGTCAACAACTAGAGGTTGATTAAATCCATACTTTTGTATAGATTGCTTTAGAGCTTCAACCGTACGTTGATTTTTCCTAGCGTTTCTCCAATATGGTTTTATACTAGATAATTTTTTCTTTTGGATTTTCATCTTTGTATTTCTTTTTGATTTGTAATTGCTTTTTATGTTCCCAAGCTTTTTTATAGTCTGTGTCAGCAAATAGTTTACTGAATCCGGTAATGTGTTTCAACCTTATCAACTCTTCGGACTCCATACCAAGCTCCTCTAAAATCTCTGCATCTTGCCATCCGTTATCTAACATCTCAAATACTATGTTACTCATTCCGGATATAGAATGCTTTCCTCTTGCTCTATTGTGTCTAATTGTAGAAGCCATACGATCGTTTATGTCTTTCTCGATAACTACTACCGGAAGCTTACCGTGGTTTCTTTCAAGTATGTCCTTATAACTTTTACAAGTGAAATACCTATGGAATCCATCTATTATAACGTATTTATCATTTTTTTTGTCATAAACTGTTACAATCGGTTGAGTATAACCGTCGTGAGCTATTGATGTGTACAATAACTTCATCTCTGTTTTGGCTACGCTGTTAGGATTATAATCGTTTGCTTGTACTTGATCTATGTCTACCCATCTTACTCTGTTAATAGGTTGATGACCTAAAGGAGAAAATTCATTTAAAAGATCTTGAACTGTTTCTATAAATTCAATTTTATCTTCTGCTTCCTCAAGGTCTTTCAATAATTGTTTTTGAAATTGCATTTGGTATGTATTTATTTTTAATTCTAGTGTATTTTATTTCCTCTCCTCGAGACCATCTTCTAAAGTCCTCCATCTCGGGTGTTTCTGTAAAGTTACGCAATTTATTAAAATCATCGTCATTGGCTAAAACGTTTTGGATCTCTGCTCTTACTAGCTTTTCTTTATGATTCATTTTTGCATATCTCTCATCGTAAAGTTTCCATTTCTTTTGAAACTTCTCTTTCATCTTTCCATCCTTCATTAGATGCTGAGTTAAATAATCTCGATACTCCTCCCAAGATCTAAACATAAATGGTAACTCTTTTACAAAGTAATCATCTTTTGATAGTTTACCGGCTGTATCTATTCCGGACATTCTTTTAGTTAAAGCTGCCCAAGTGTCTCTCTCGATCTCTTGTAAATAAAATAAAGTCTCAATAGCAGTTTCGTGATGCAGATTAGAAACTCTCATAGCTCTAATAGAAACACCGTACATATATTGATAATCGTAAACCTTAGTGTAAGTCCATTTCTTATCGTGTATAGCTTTCCAAATATCGGTATAGCTCCAATCATATATGGGATAAAATGTATATTGACCTTTACTTGGTTTTAGTTTCTTACCCCAAGTAATGTATTTATAAGTTGCATCTTGTGTCATAGCCACGTGCCGTCTAGGACTTTCTTCAGATCTCACTCCTCCTAACAATATTGTATTCTCCGGAAAGTCTACTTCAATTATTTTATTAAACAACTCATAAAATCTAGTTGTTCCATATTTGTTTTCTGTGATAGATTCCGGCTCTCTAGGTCGCATCCATTCCTCTCCATCTCCCCAAGCCATAACCCATTGTTTTATTGAAGACGTTGCATTATATATTCTAAATGGTATTTGATACCATCTTAAATCTATATCCGGATCCGCTTGAACCTCTCGCATATGTTCTATTACCGCACCCCATTCTGCCTCTTGATCTAAAAATAATGCTTTAACCGGTAGCTTACCTTTCTCTCTAGCAACCTCTACAGCTAATCTAAGCGTGACAGTCGAATCTTTTCCACCCGAGTAACCCACTACGACCTCATCAAACTCATCGTATAGGAAACGTATCCTATTCAACGATTCCTCATATACATTATTTTTTTTATAGATCTTCATTTGCTAATCCTTTTTACACTATTTAATATATCATTATTTGAAACATAATTAAATAACTTTTCTTTAGCTCGAGACTTGCCCATTATAACCTTGCTGTCTATACTACAAGCAAAATAATACAATGCCTCTTTACTGTATGAAAATAATTGATGAGGAGAATGAGTGTCTAATAAAATAAGCATATTGTTTTCTAATTTTGTGTCAACCTTATCTACTCCTCTTAAACCAAAATTGTCAACCTTTAAAATATAATGCCAAGTATATCTTGGGTATCTTGGATCTGTATGTAAAGGAGTAGCTTTTTTTACACCTATCCAATGAGGTTCGCTTGTTGACTCTGCTCCTCCCCAAGTTTTTAATTGATGCTTATTACCTTCTAAAACTTTATTGAATTTTATTTCATCAAATACATAATCTACTTTAAAAACGTTTTTTTCATAATACAAAACCGGATTTGTTTTTTGATCGTTTTTTAATTCTATATCCCACTTTACATTCATAACTATTGATTAAATGTTAAACTTTGTCTTTTACTGCTACGTCTTGGATCAATTGCTGATTTTGCAATTCTATGATCTACAAGACTAGGAACGTGAAGCCAATACTTTATTTTATTTTCTTTAAAATAATATCTAGTGACTAAATCATTAGGACTTATATGCTCATCTTGTTCGCAAGAATCCTCAAACTCAAAACTGTAATTATATATTTTTTTAGACATACCTTTAGGAAGATAATAACATTGATGCATTAAAAAATTAGATCCTAATTCATATCGACTTCCTTCAGTAATATCTTTTTTCCGCATACTAAAAAATTGAATAACATCGTTTGGTCTTTCGTTTATAGCTTTATTTATTTTATTTAAAAAATTATCACATAATAAAATATCATCTTCTAATTGTACACAAGAATCATCTCCGGCTAACTTCCAAGCTTGTTGTGCATTCTTATAAGAAGTGTTCTTAAACTTACCGGCATCTGTAAAAGTATCATAGCTTGTTATTAAATTTGGAATCCTTTCTTTTAAATAATTACTGTACTCTTCTCGACCATCACAAGTCATCATTATAAATTTCATATGTTTATTTTTAAATTATTAAGATCTACTTCCTCCCATTAAGCTTGCAATTCTATTTGTCTTTACCTTCAATTCTTTTCTAAGATCCTTTTGCATAACCATCATTAATTTGATTTGATCCTCTAGGTATAGAATCCTATCGTGAGCTGTTACAGGAGTCTTATATCTCTTATAGGTTCGATGTTGTCTTTTAACTAACTCTTCAATAGCACTATATTTAAATCGAAAATCTTTATTTACTTGTGTCCAATCTTTACATCTTCTTACTCCGTGCAAAACACTAGAGTGATCTCTTTTTACAGTTTGACCTATTTGAGCAAGACTTTTTGTGTCACTAGCATACTTCCTACAAAGATCGAAATATATAAATCGATTCTCTGCTACATCTCTTCGTCTTGTTTGACTTCTTACATCAATTCCACTCTCTTCGTTTACAATTTTTAAAATCGTTTCAGCATTCATAAAATTTTTAGTTTTAATAGATTATAGCACTCGATGTATTTTTCTCGTGCTTTACTTTTATATTGTCTTTTAAATAGTTCAAATAATTTTCTCCGATATTGGTATTCAGTTTCGCATCCGGAATAATACTTTTTGCAAAACGCCACTCCTTTACCTAAAAAATAATTTACATTGTCGGCAGTATCTCCGGCTATCATTTGCTCATAAAAATTATATCGAGCTTGATCTTCAGAAATATCATATATACATCTATGCTTATATCCATAGTTGTAAATTAAAGCAGGAAATTGTTGATAGTCTTTATCAATAGAAACAATCATAACGCTATCTCTTCCGGCATCTCTGCTAATTTTATACCAATATGTAGCTACTAGGTCATCAGTCTCGACTCCACTACCATTTATGCTATCATAAGTATCTCTTACATATCTGTGCATTTGACCTAGCATTGGAGGTTTTTTTTGATTTATTCTATTAGCTTTATATTTTTTAGTCAAGTGTTTTCTAAAATTACCGGTACTTCCACTAAAGGTAAGTATATCATCGACTGTAACAAGGTCTTCGATCTGTCCTAATATCTTTAGGTAAATCTGATCAAACTTTGCCTTAGCATCTTCGACATCGTCCCAAAACGGATCTTCATCCGGTTCTCGATTAGATCGATAGCAACTTGCAAATATCATAGAATCTGCATCTACAAGTAATATCATAATTTAACCTTTATCTTATTACCGTTCATATCTTCTTTTATAATAATTGGTACACAAGGTCGATAACACTTAGTGCAAACATCTGCCTCTACAGGAAACAAAATTTCTCCGCAACAATCAGATAAAATCTCCATCTTTTATTTTTATTGTATCTTCTAAGTTTATATCTATATAAACTCCATTTAAAAACACCGGAACCTCTTCGCATAAATGCATATGAACACATCTTTTTTTGGTTTCGTCAATAGTTACCATAACCGGCACAACTATATCTTTCCTCATTAACTCAATCATAAAGACTTTATCTTCATTAGACATTTTATTGTATATATCAATAAGGTCGTTTTTTATAGGCATACTCATAAAGATTTTATTAATTGTAGATCTAATTCTTTAGCTACATAATTAATATGCTTTTGTGTCGTTACCGACCACCATCCTAACTCGTGTAACTTATTGCCGTCAATAGTAGCAACGTGAGTAGTATAGGAGATAACTCTGCTTCCTTCAATCCGGAGATTTTGTTTATATCTATCAAGTGCCATATCTAGTCCATTTATTATTAGAGCAAAATTCCTCGTATTCTTTTTTAGTTCTTTTAATATCCTTAAAGCCTTCAATAAATTGCTTTATAATATCACAAGCTTCGTCTAAAGTTTCTACAGCGCACTCTTTAGTTCCTTGATAAGTCGGTACAGTTACGTGGTATCTAGTAACCTCGACAATCTTTTCATTTTTACCATAACCCTGCTTTTGTGCATAGGTTTTTCGTTCGATAGTCCAATCAGTTTTAGTCATAAGTTAATCTTAAATTTATTTTTAAAGTCATTAAATTCAGCTTCCGATTTTCTAGCTCTCAATATAGCTCGATTTTTGTCAAGCCTATCGTCACTATTAATTTTAACCATAGCATTTAAATCCGCCTCTACACTATTTATATAGATAGCAATTTTATGTAAAGCATTAAGCATCTCGGTGGTCTTAGGAGTAGGCTTTTTATCGTGAGCAGCTTTTATAGGCTTATAAACCTTATCAAAGTTCTCAGTATAAAGATCATATTTAATTAAAAAAGTTTTTCTTAAACTCGTATCTACTCCATTCATATCTACGAATATAAACCTTTTTATGTTATTAACAAAATTTTTTAATATCCTATATCCGGATCATTAATATTTTTTACAATAGCTTGGCTTTCATCTAGCAAATACACTTGTTTGTTTTTTCTTTTCTTTGTCCATATTGTAGTATCGGGACAATACCTTTCTACAGGATCCGGCATAGTTATTTCATTTAAATAAAAAAGATAATTTGCTTTTGGATCGTTTACGAAATAAATTTTGACCATATCATATGGCATATCCATAAGTCTTTTATATTTATCGACTTCTAGCATTTTAGTGGCATAATATGTTTGTCTAAACTTCATTTCAATTACACACTCGAAGCCTTTAGGAGTACTACCAACTGCATCGTAATGCTCAAAACCTCCTCCGCACCATTCTAGATCCCATCCATCAAAGTTGTATAAAGCAATAGTTGCCTTTTCCCATTTATGAACATCACTTATATTCATCTTTGATTTTTTTATCTATATCTAAAACCCAATTTTTTAAAGTGTTATTGCCTTTACAATTACAAGGAATATAAAAAGAATGATTAAACCAATCGGAATGCATTCTAGATATTTTCTCAACCTCTTCTCTTGTAATAGTTCCGGTAAAGTTTTTTTTAAATCCTTTATACCACATTACATCGTCTATTCCCATAAGTCTATTTTTATCTTATTTAATTTTTTTTGTCTTTCATCGCATCCGCAAGTTTTATAACCTAGCAGATCTATGACTATTTTATTGACTAGCCATTTAATTCCGGTGTATTTAGTTATCGTTGCTATCAGATCTCCTAGTCTCATAATATTTTTTTATTTCTTTTTTAATAATCTTTAATGTGTTTCGTAAACTCCAATATGTAATATTTGTTGATCTAGATAACTCTGAAACTTTTACTCGATCTAGATATACTTCTTTAAATATCCTCCTCATATAATACTTTCCAAGCTCATCTTTTGTGTATTCTGCTTCTGTTATAGTATCTAATTCTAAAAGTTCTAAATATAAATCATCGTTGTACCATTCTTGAATAGATAAATGTTTATTGTATTCATCATTTGTTTTGACATCAAATATTTCATCTTGTATTTTTTCGTCAATCCAATCCATATCATCGTAACTCGAAATTTTTATACGTTTTTTTTGTCGATGATAATCATAATACATATTTTTTAACATTACATAAATGAAAAAGGTGTTTACCTCTCCGTTGTATAAAATACTTTTTTTATTGTCTTTTACATATTGATGGACTTTTATGTACATTTCTTGAACTAAATCTTCAGCTAAGACTTTATTACATCCTAAACCTACAAGAATATCAATCCATTTTTGATGATCCTTTGCAATTTGTTTTAATATAGATTCCACCAAGTTATATGTATTCCACAGATTAAAAAACACAAAGTAACTTGATGATACATATCGTAATCAGATACCTCCTCTTCTACACCCGGATCAATACGTGGATTATAATATAATACACCTAATGATATTCCGTATATTGGTATGAACTGTATGTCAAAACCCATCTCGTTTTTATAACTAAGATAAGCATTATATTTTAAATGTATTAAAAGGGCAAATTTTTAGGAGTTTTAACGACTTCTAACATATCTTTTTCATCTAGGGTAAACCCTACGTTATTAGGAATAGATTTAAGACGTATAGGCTCTTGTAACATAGTAGGTCTCCCTCCGGTTTCAACCTCTTTTACTTTTCTCACGTGAATATGTGTATACATAAAGTCAGTAGGATGTTGAACGTAACGATGCACAACCCAAAAATCATCCGCACGATTTACAAATTTACCCCCTCCTTCAATATCACTAGCTTGTGGAGGTACAGGATAACCGGCATAAGGATCCTCGAAACGGTGCAACGATCTTAAAGCTGCCGTATTAGCGTGAGTATTTAGCCAAGTAGTTATTTTAAACTCTTTACAAAAAATCCGGATCTCAGTACAAGCGTGATAATCGTACTCGTGACCTCCTACGGATTTAAGCAATTCAAAATCTTTCTTTAGAGAATTGTAAGGATCTATAAAAAGACCATCATAATCCCAAGCCATTTTAATTTGTTTAGATAACATCAAAAGTTCTTTATAGGTGTACATATCTTTTGTGTCAATAAACTTAAAATGAGAATTTATAAACTCACTAGATCTTTTAAATCCGGCATCGGATATTTTATTTATAGGCATAGACTCCATAAACTCCATAAGTCTACGAATAATAGAATAAGGTTCATTCTCACTCGAATACACTACCCATCTTTTTTTGTGCAATCTGCTATACAAAAGCATAAGATATAAAGCTACACTTGTTTTGCCAACGTTAGCGTGTCCAAGTATTACATTAAAGTTAGATGGTTTGAAACGGATATATTCATCAAAGCTAGGGATTCCAAGGCGGGATCCGGTTTTAATTTCTCCGCTTTTAATTTTTTTTAGATAGTCAATTTGTTCAGAAAATTCGATAAGCATATAATAAAGATAAAAAAAAAGAGTAACATTTTACGGCTACTCTTTTCTTGGTTTGTAAATAACTCTAGAAAGGACTCGCTTCCTCTCTGTCGGGCATATGTGTACTAGCAGCGACCTCATTTAACTCAGTTCGCCAAGTTCTAGTCAATACTAATTTCTTTAACCCATAATCATCTGTCTTATCCGGAGATCTAGTAATTTGAAAATTAACATACTCTCCATCTAAGTTTTCAAGATAAGCAATTAAATCTTTTCTTTTTGCATCGAAGTTAGCAACTCCGGCTTTAAATTTAGGACTAGGATTTTTTACATAAATCGGATCCACAAACTCGCTTTCATATTTAAATTGTGACATATTATAAATTGTTTAGTTCGTTACGAAGATAGTTAAAATGTTCCAACGTATTAGGAAGCACCATATCTAAATTATCTTTAGCAAAAGCTTGCATATTTTCTTTATAGCAAACTTGCATCAATATAGAGTTTTGAGTTTTCTCATCTTTTACTCCATAGCTTTTACCTCCACCGTTAAATTTTGGTTTAGGAGTAAAGTTGTTCTCTCTCATAACCTTACCATTTCCGGTAGGAGTTAATTCATACTCAAAAGTATGTCCGTTTACAGATTCCCCATTAAGGTTTAAGTTATTAACTAAATCTCCATTTGGATTTCTATCAGTCTTTTTAATAAAGAATTTTACTTTTTCACCGTGCTTAAATGTTACTTCGTTGATTTCCATATCATTATAAGATCCGGCTTTATCGATTGTTACAATAGTTCCTTTCATATATAAGTTTTAAAGTTTAAGCTAAGATAAGGAAAATAATGTTAATAAAAAAAGAGGAGTTTGACTAGGAACTCCCCTTTTGTGACATTCAAGCCGTCAAGCAAGAATGATATCGAACTATTGAACGATCAAATATATGGTTTAATTCTTTAACAACAAAGGTTGAACTATACTTTTGTAATAATCTATTTTTTCTATTAGATCCGGATTAGAAAACTTTGCAATATTTCTGCATTTACTCTCTAAAATATCCGGTGTATCTGTTCCGTACTCTTTAGATAATCGTTGACCAAATCTAAACTGCTCTCCGTATCCGTGTATATTACATTTATAACATTGGACTTGACAATTAAGCTCATCCCATCTAGTTGAATAGTGTTTACGAGACATAAAGTGTCCACATTGTAAAGTTTTCCAATGACCTTTTATCCCACAAGTATAACATTCTGCAATACCTCTTTTAGATTTACGCAACCGGATATATTGACTAAATATTGTGTCAAGTTTTTTAACGATACACTTTCTACTTTTACATCTCATTCAGAATTTCCTTGACATTTTTCGTCTTATTATCACAAAAGTTCTTCTTCACTTCGATAAGTCTGTAAGATCTTTCTCGTTCATATGAGCTTCTAAGATATAGCCATCTAATGGGTTTATTAAACTTATAGCTTTGTATATTTTCCGGCTTATAGCTTTTACATTTTTCTTTTCAGTCTTAGTGGACTCTTTTCCTAAATTTGTGTACATTGTTGCGTCCATTTCTAATAACGTATCAGTTTTACGTTTTACGCTCCAAGTTTTATAGTTTACTATTTTTCTTATTTGCTCATCTAATTCCATAATGTATATATATATATATTTATATTATATATCTTGTATATATATAGATATATAGTATATATATTACAAGCGTTTTAAGAGACTTTTAAAAAGTCTTTGTACGAATATACTAAAAATATAAAAGGATTTAGCAGAGAGCTTTAAAATACCCTTCTGATTTACTTACCGTGTAGTTTATTACCGAATACTTTCTCAACCCCTCTAGAACCAAAATAGCCTCCGATGACAATCGAGAGCAATCCGGTAATTGAGTCAAGTGGATAGCTAAGATACCATCCTACTACATAGCTAATTGTAAGAAATACTAAAACTAATGGACGTACATTAGAAGCTAACCAACTTCCGGATCTAGCATCTGCAACCCATCGTCTAGTTGTTCCGTCTATCTCTGCTCTCTCTAGATCGAGTTTTTTTAGAGCTATGGTCTTATCCCCTTCGGACATATCAGAACCGCCTATAATAGCTTGTAATACGCTTCCTACGGCTGTATTTCCTGCTATTGCTCCGACTACGCTAGGAATTTTATTTAAAAGAAATTTACCTACCGCTGTATCCTTTATTTTTTTCTTTTCTGACAAGAGGCTTTATTGTTTCAATTATTAAATACTCAACTAATCTAAAAGAGATATATCCACAAATTAATATGTCCATACGGAATTATTTTTATTAGGATCTGTGTCACAATGTATAAAAGTTTTTGCTACACCTATTCTTTTAAAACCGGCTCTTATTAGAGCATTAAGAATAACATATCTTTCGTTTCCGGATCCAACGGCAATATCACAAGCAACTCCAATTTTATGACTCGAGTTTGGAACTCCCCCAACCGCTTCATTATGAGAAGTTGTTCTGTATCCGCTTGTAATGTTAAAAGGTATTCCGGCAATCTCTCGTGCCTCTTCTAACTTAGAAAGAAATTGTATATCCATATTTTTGCCCGAATTAGGTAAAGAAGGACAATCAAACTCTGATAAGTAAAAGTACTTAAGATTCATCCGAATATGCTATATAAAAGTTTCCAAGTCATAAAAAATAATACAACTCCTATAAATATAATTTTACCTTTATTGTAGTATCCGTCACTCTCCCAATTTGTAGAAACGTAATCGAATACTTTTTCTTTTGCTAAAATCCAATATCTTTTCATAATTTATTATTTAAGTGTGATCCGTCACAATATCCATTAGGGTTGCTAGTACAACCACATTTGCATTTTACTTCTTTCATAGCTTTCCTTTTGGTGGGTTACGTTTGTCATCAAAATCCATTGCTGCCTTGAGGATAATTTTATCCATAACAGCGTCTTGATTCTTTAACATTTCTCTTTGCAAATCAATTACCATTTCCTCTAATCTATCTTTAGCACCTACTAATAATTCAATTTGCTGTTCTTTCTTTTCAATAGAGTTTTTAAGTGCGTTTATATCATCCGGTTTAGATCCTGTTATTGTAGATATTACCATTGCTAAACTAGCACTCAAAGTACCTACTAACATCATTACAACTTCTTTGTTTGAGTCTAGAACCGGATATTGAATAAATACCACTACTAAAGCCACAATAAAGAAAAATATTAATAATGCTCCGCTATATGAACGGATCTCTTTTGCCACACCATTTTTAGGTAAATTCATTTTTTTTATTTTAGCGTTGGACCAACAAACCAAGTTACTAAAGAGTGACGAACTCCTTCACTTATTGGCAAAACTCTATGAAATTCAAAAGAAGGAAAAAATATAATATCCCCTTTATTCATCTTTATTGGTTTGTCGTTATAAAATTGAAATTCTCCTCCTTTAAAATCATCATTAAGAAGTGCTGTCATAGACAATTTTCTTGTATTATTATGTAAGGCTTTATTTTGAGGATAATTGTAAGGACTGAAACCACTTCCGTCTTTATGAAAGTTGTAAAATCCTTTTTCAGCATATTTTGTAATTTGCATATTTTCTGCTGCTGTGATATCCATTTGCCATACATTTGCTTTTTTAACATAATCGAAAACTATGTCATACAACCATTTTTCATTTGTCCATACAATTGAAGAATCTCTAATTTTATCAATTTCTTCTACATCTTGTATTTGAGCTTTTTCAAATTTACCATTAGATAGGTTCAAAATTTGCTGACACAAATCATCGTTTAAAGCATTAGGAATTAACCAATACAAATAATCTGTTTGACTCATTTTATTTTTTTATATATTGAAATTACTGTGTATCCTATTGCTAACAAAAGAGAAACAGCTTGTAAGAACGGATTTATAGAACTAACTGAGAATGCTAATGCTATTGCGTTAAAACCATAAATCTTTAAATCTTCCAAATATTATGGCTTAGTAGGTTTTGTAACAGGAAAGTCACTTGTACTAGGCCAATCTCTTAATTCTTGTCTGTATGCAAGTAAATTAGAATGGTTAGGATAATCAGTTGTTGAAACAATAAAATCTGTTGCCGTTAACTCTTCATCTCTCCACTCCCTAGCTTCAGATTCAAGCTCTTCGGTTGTTTTTACAGGGTGGCTCCATCCGTCCTCTTCATTCCATAAATCCCCTACTCCAAAACCATTTTCTGCTTCTGCCCAATCTCCATCAAATCCGTTAATGTCTATTTGTGCTGTTTTTGCAATTCCTTTTATAATTTTATAATACATTTTCTTTTTTTTTAATAGTATAACAATATTGCTCCATCTCCTGCTTGGAAATTAAAATTTGCAGGGGGGTAGCTACCTACATTGCTTGATTGTCTTGTACCTCCACCCCATCCGTGAGCTTCTGAGCCATCATTGTATCCTCGACCTCCGCCACCTACTCCATATCCATTGACACCGGAACCCGGATCTCCATTTCCATTAGATGTTTGAGTTCTGAATCCCGCTTGTCTTGAGCCATTTGCTGTTGATAGAGTTAACCCTCCTGTGATTGTGCTTTCAGTCATTGGAGTTGATGAAAAACTGTTGCTTACACAAACGTGATTTTCTCCTTGACCCGGTGTTAATACTAGATTAGTTGATGCAGTAGTAATAATTTTAGTACCTTGAATAATTCGACCACCATAGCCTGTGTAAGTAAGACTGTTACTTGGTCCAACTGTACCACCTCCACACATAAAATAGGCAATTGATGCACCATCTGCTAAACCTAAATCAGTTGCAGGGTTTACAGTAATTCCACTAGTTGAAGTAAATGTAAGAGCTTGATTTCCACTTATTGCTGTCACTAGGGTAGGTGTAAAACTTACGTTCAATTTTCCACTATCATTGTTATCTCTACTTGTAACAGTATGAGTAGTAGAGCCACTTACAAAAGTAGTGCCTACTAGCTGTGCTGCTGATAAATCTAAAGCCCAACCTTCAGTGTAAACTGTAATCCTTCCGGAGCCTACTGATAATGAACTTCCTGTTCTTTGACTTGGATGTGCTTTTATTATACTAAAACCTCCTTGTCTTACATCTGAATCTGCTAATGCACTTAAAGTTGAATATTTTTTTTGGTTAGTAAAACCCCCACCACCACCTCCGCCTGCGGTTGGGAAAAAACTTGAAAAATCTGCCATTTTATTTTATTTAATTAATTTATTGTTATGCTGTTCCTTCTACTCCGATTAAAATCCATCCTTGTGCTGCTCCCGAGTAAATCATCTCAAAACCACTATTTAATTTGTCTAGTGTTAAATCTGAAGTAGCACCCATTATTTTCTCACTATTTCTAGCCACTATACAAGTAGCAACACCACTTCTATTTGAAATTTTTATAAAGTTTCCTGCACTTGGCGAACTTGGAAGAGTTAGTGTTAAGTCTGCTGTTAACACGTACAAATTTCCACTTGCAGCTGTAGTGTTTGAAGAAATCACAGACACTCCTATTCCTCCTGTAGCATTATCTACATAATCTTTAACTGCTGCACTTGTAGGTAGTGTTGTATCGTTATCATTAGAACCAATCCCTTCAGATTCTGTTACTAAAGTTCCTGCTCCTATTTCAGATGTAGTGATACCGGAAACGGCTAATGTAACATCTCCGGAGTTTCCTCCACCTGTAAGTCCTGTTCCTGCCGTTACAGCAGTAATATCTCCAACCTCCATTGTAGTCCAACTAAACGTACCGTCTCCATCTGAAGTTAAAGCTTGACCGGCTGTTCCGTTACCTGTTACTTTTAAGTTATCAGCATCTACTACATCACTTGCAATAGTTAATGCGGTTGCACCTGTTACTTCTCCTGTATGAGTTGCATTAGTAACCTTTGCTGTATTTGCTGTAATCTCTGTATTAATTGAGTTTGCAAGTTTATCTGCCGTAACTGCATCATCTGCTATTTTATCTGTAACAATTCCCGCATCATTTAAAGAGATTGTAACAATTCCTGTGGCGTTGTTTCTTGCTATTGGTGCTGTAGCTACTATTGAGGATACATCGTTTGTATCATCTGTGTACAGTTCATTAAAGTTGTCGTTTACCTTATCAAAGGCTGTTCTTAAAGGATCTCCTGTGCCATCGTTTGCAGTAGTCCCAATATTGATTACTTGTTTTGCCATTTCTTTTATTTAAAATTGTGTCGCATCTGCTTTTATTGTTGTCGTATCTGCTAATATTAATGTTGTATCTGCCGTCAATAATGAGCCATCCGCATTTGTGGGATATACTATTCCCCAAAAATTCGATGCATTTGTCTCTCCGAACCAACTTACCGGATATATACTTCCAAATCCCATATTATATATAACGCATTATTTTTTAGTTTTGCTCTTTTCTTTTATGTATTGCATTAATTTTACAATATTACTTTTTTTAATCCCATATGTACTCATAAAACCCACCCTACAAAATTATTGTTTCGATCCGGATGCATATCTTCATTTGAGTTGCTATAATACTCCGGATATTTACTTGAAGCTTCAAAGCTCATATGATCTAAAAATCTAGTTGTGTAAAAATCTGCAAAGTTTCTATATCTTTGTACTAAGAAATCAACCTCATCTTTTGCAGGAGTTTCCGAGTTTTCGCTTCGGTGTTTAAATAACCCTCCATTTTTTACTTCGTACGCTGAAAAAGGTAAATAATCTACCATAGCGTAATGGATTAACATAGGTTGTACATATTTGTTTACTAAACTTAAATAGTGACCGCTTAGTGAATCTCCAATTATATCTGCACTAATCTTATTATAAAGCTCGGTACCAAGATAATTTTGTATATGCATCTCTTGAGCAATCTTAATGAATTGTATAAACTTATCTGTGTCAACATTACCATTAATTATGGTATTCTTAACAATATCTGCTCTCTTTATAAATAGTGCCGTTGCCATATATTATGCTCTCCAATAGTTATTTTTCTCTTCTGCAATTTGTGCCACTCTAGGATCGTTATCCTCAAACCTAGCATCTTTTCTTTGGCTAGGATCTAGATCGTTAATCATACGTTTAGCATCGTTTACAGAAATTTTTCGATTATTTTTCCTCATATAGATTTTTCTCATCCAAAAATGCTTACAATTAACTCCCCCTTTGAATAAAAATGGATTATAGCTATCGGATCCTTCCTTGCCAAATCCCTCATTCATATCGAGTTTTTTATTTAGATCCTCAACTCTATATAGTTTAGCAGCTTTTACCATTTTCTCACAAAATTCTCTGCTATTTTTGCTTGTTGTTAAAGGGGCATATTGGTATCTTATCTTAAATAAGGTTGTGTCTTGTTTGCTTTTCTTACTCGGAGATCCTTTTATTACGTTTGCAAAGTTCATAATACCTTCCATTTCTGTATCAGTCTCGTGATTTGCCGGTCTTTCATCTACTAAAACAAATTCGCTTAAATCCTCATCCTCTCCTAAACCTTCTAATGCTTCTAAAACTGTAGATCTCATTTGATCGGCTGCTTCGATAGGTACGCAATTAGGAACCTTTTTACCACCTTTGTTTTTAAACCCTATCATTTCGTAGCCATCCCAACAAGGTGCCTTTAGATCGTGAGTTTCGCAAGGCATATACCATTCTTTACCATCTAAAATATGCGTATGATAACCTTCGCAATCCATTGTTTTTGCTACGGCTATTGCCTCTTCTTTTGTGTCATAAGATATTCTACCATCAATTATTTGAGAGGATAAAGATAATTTTTGCCCTGTTTCCTCTTCAACCGCTTCTTTAGTCATAGCGTTTTCTAGATCTGCAAATTCAATAGGTTGTAAAGTCTTAAAATATAGCTTTAAAGAGATCTCATTATATGCTAGTATAGTATCTAAACAATTAATAAGTAGATTTTGAAACGGTCTTACTACGGTATTGTCCATCAAATTAGAAGCCGTTTTAAGCTCTTCTGCGTTGTTTCCTAGTCCGGTGTTATCCTTTATACCCAAAAGCATAGGAGAAACGATTCTGTGGCTTACCATTATCTTTCTCATCGATTCATCCGAAAGGAATTGATATTGACTATGTGCATCCGATAATTGAACCGGTTCTATACTTGCTCCTTGTGTCTCGTTATCATTAAAAGACAATATAAATTTTCCGGCATTAGATGTACCGCTAAACTTATCTCTTACTTTTGTTTCAATAATACGTCTTTCCTCTTCCGTTGGAATACCATTATTAAAGTTTATTAGCATACTAGGAGCTAAACCGTTCATTATATTGTTTAAATGATAGTTTGCTATCTCCTCTTCTAGCTCAGAGTATTGTAAGCCACCTTGATAATCCACAGGAGAGTAATAGTAATAGCCTGTTCTATATGGTTTCACATAGTATATCTCTATTGCCTCATTACTGAAACCGTATGCCGGTATGCGTTTTAAATCGTCTTGTGGCTTTACCTTACTCCAATCTGAATGATAGTAATAAGCTTCTATATCTCCCTCTTCATTACACTTCTCTGCTCGTAAAGTCTCTACAGGAAAGTGTTCTATTTGTGCAATTTGTGATCTGTCTTTAGAATATATAACTTGTATAGCACATTGACCCATTAACTTTAGATCATTACAAAGCTTTTGGACACAATCATCTCTAAATAAAGATTTCATTTTAGCGTATCCATCCGGATTCTTACTCGAGTCTGTAGCATCTAAACCCTCTCCGAATATTAATTGAGATATCCCATTTATAGCTGCGTTATTTGTAGGGCTTCCGTTGTATCTGTCTATAAGATATTGGAAGTAATTATTATCATCTCCATAAGAAACATATTTTTGACTCTTTTGTTCGCTAACTTTCGGGGATGTATAGCTGCTTAGTTGTACTATTTTTACACTCATAAAATTATATAATCGTCATCGTACGATGTATCACTTTTGTATACATCTTTATTAACTGTGTAATATTGATTTGTTGATTGATCCACAGATTGATCAGTACAAAATACTTTATCTTTATAAATAACGGATCCGGATGCAGTTACAATCATATCATAATAATACCCTTCTTTTAATGCAAAGGCTTGATTTATTATATTATAGTCTCCTGTTTGTGTCAAGCTTATATCTGTAAAAGTGCTTACCGTATTCGTTTGGTCATCTCTTAAAGTAACCGTTGCCGTTGATACATATTCTCTAGGAATAATTTTTACAACTTGGCTATTTGTCGAGGTGGTTAATATTTTCATATCTATATAACGAAGATAATATGTTTTTTGCATAAAAAAAGGGCAACATTTCTGTTACCCCTCTTTCAATCAAATGAAAAAATAATGATTACGGTGCTATTTTAGTAGCACTTGCATTCGAAGTTACTATCGAAGCCGTAACAAAATAAGCCGGAATAGTTTCTTGTGCAGTTAATGTAAGTGTAAATCCACTCAAATCTCCCATTGCTGCTCCGGATACAATAGTACCACCCGAAACTTCAGCACCGTGTACGGCACCTACAAGTAGGTAGTTTCCATTATAGTCCTCAAGAAACACGTGAGGTCTTGCTTTAACGATTAATTTAATTGATTCTTGAGTAGCTACATCTAACTTGGTTAAAGTTAAATTAAGAGCTTGCTCATAGAATGAAGTTCCATTTTCCGTTGAAGCTGTTATTGTTTGTTCTAGTGAAGAGTTGCCTTTTAAATCGTATTGAAATAGAGCAGGGGATCCGCTGATAGAGTCTACGTTACCATTAGTAACTGTTAAAGTTCCTAGAGTACCATAGTCTGCAAACCAAACGGCTTTTAATCCACCTACTGAATCTCTACAAGGTAAAGATCTTCCTGTTGTTAATATACAAGCCATATTTTAGGTATTAAAAAAGGGCAAGTGAGCCTTGGCTTACCCACCCTTTAAAGTTAAAACTATTTAATTATGCAGTGTAATAAACGATCTCAGAACCGATTCCGTATTGTACAGAAGCAGTAAATCTCATAATTACTCTAGCGTTTTGTGAACCATCAAGGTCAGCCATATCTAGCACTTTAACCTCGTTCATATCTGAGATTAAACCTGTACCAAAGTATAGGTTGCTTTTTTCAGCAGCCATTGCTTTGTTATCTGCAAGACCATTAGCAACAAAGAGTTTAACACCGTCAAATGTTAATGCTCCGTTGTTCCACCATTGAGTCCCTTGTGCGTTTGTACCGTTAGCTCCTAAGCCACTTGCTCCAAAACCACCTAATGCTCTTACATAAGCTCTTGCGATGTTTTGTGAAATATAAATGTGCATATCCTCGTTTCCGTAAAGAGCAGATGGAATTACATCTACTATT